CCTTCTCCTGGGGTAAATGAAGCGCCACCTTGATTGGTAGCGGACATTTCTTTTAGTCGTTTTCGTATAAGTTCTTTAAGCTTATCCATTTACTGATTCTAATTCATTAACTAAATCACAATATTGTAACAAATCAACTAAATCACTATTTCTTAGCTTAGTAGTTTTTAAAGGAACTTTAATCATAGATACAATCTCATCTATTTTTATTTTGGTAACTTTGTTATCTGTTTTTTCATTAAGAGCTTTCAAGTTATTTTTAATTTCTTTAGTTTTCTCAATGTAAAATTCTTTCAAACGGGCTGTATTATCAATTGAATTGATATATTCTTTCAAAATTGATTTTTGGTTATCGCTTAGGTTTTCATACTTACCATTGAATTTTTCCATCATGATTTTGTATGTAAGCAATTTAACATCTTTATCAGCTTTGTTAATTTCCTCCATTACATCATCCTTAACTTTATTTTCAGAGATAGGAGCAACTATTAAATGTTCCAAAATAGTAACTTTATTTTGAATAAGTTGATCAGCACTTGGTTTTTCTGAGTTGTTTAGCTCTAGTAAGGTGTAGAATGCAGCGTAGGATTTGTAGTTAGGGAGCTTATGATTAAAAAATTTATTTAAATCATAGTGTTTTTGTAACTCACTGATTAAATTATATTTTTGTCTTTTGAGTGCTCCTCTGTTTAGAGTTTTGGAAGATTCAACTAAAGTTGAAATTATTAAACTAGCTTTAGCTTCTGTTAATGCTGTGTTCTTTAATAAAGTTTCATATAGTTTGTACTCTCTTCCTAATTCTGATTTTACAAAATATTTCTGTAGTAAATCTCTTGCTGGGGAATCTTTGCCTTCTAATGTGTCATTTGTGATTTGACGTACTAAAAGTTCAAAGAGTATTCCCGTGTTTTTGTACTTTGAATGTTTTACTTGCATTCCAAATATATTTGTTTATTTATAAATATATGGAGAGATATTACTCTCGTATCTGATTTTCATCTAATAGTGAATTTCCTTTAATTTCGTCCTCAAAAATTATTTGTTTTCCTCTATTTTTCAAATCATTAAACACTTTTTTAGTCTCTAACGCCAATGGAGAATTACCTTTAAATTTAGGTTTTATTGAATCTGATTCATCATTATCTTTGGACATTCCGGTTCTCCCTATTCTATCTTTACCAAAGGCACTATCTTGAGTGTTTCGGTTTGTTACACTATCTTTAGGTCTTCCTAATGGTTCTTTTTCATCATATCCCTCAGGAACATCATCTGTTCCCTCATATCTACCTCTACCGTATAGAGAGGCAAGGTCATGTGGTGTACCGTAAGATTTACCTGTTTCAAGTGGATCATTTCCTTCATTCTCAATTTGGTTTAATCTAAATTTACGTTTAGAATCTTGGATGATCAAGTCTCTATATTCATCATATTGATCTTCACTTAAGTGGAATAGGTGCTCATAAATAAAGTCAGAAGGCATGATCTTATTTTCCATCATTTGAGAGGCTAACTCAACTTTTTCTTTCATTAATGCTACTCTTTCTTGATCATATATGATAGAAGGTGTAGTTAAATTTAATTCAAAATTAACCATACTTTCATCTCTATACCCTTGAGTGTATAAATGAACTAATGCAATCTTTTGTAATTCTGAAAGTATAATACGTTGTATTCTTTCGATTGTGCGAGCAAATCGGATATCTTCTGCTGCTAATGTTGCTTTACCTGTTAAATCTTTTTCATAACCCATAAAGGCTTTAGGTACTTTTAAAGCAGCAAATAGTTTGTCTCTTAAGTATTCAACATCTTGAATACCATCATATTGTAAACCTCCTAAATTATCAATTTTAGTTGCTTGATCATTTCCTCTAACGGGGATATAGAAATCTTCAAGCAAGTTTTGCATGTTATATTTTAAGTTATAGTCACCAGTTGATTGATCAATGTATGGAGTACGTTTCATTTTAGAAATAGTTTTCTGCATGAAATTTTCTACCTCAGCAGGTGCTATATTTCCTACATTGATATAAAATATACGTTTTTCTGGGGCTCTTACTATTCTATGGATTAACATTGCATCCTCCATCATAGTATATTGTTTAAACAATTTACGAGCTGGTTCAAGATATGATCTACCATATGGTAAAAAGTTTGTATCTGAAAGTAATCTAAAGTGTGCTACCTCATAGTTGTCAAAATATATAGCATTTTTTGTATCTTGAGAGGTACCAGGTACATTATAATAACCAGTTGCTGAAGGATTTGTAACACCATCAGGGGCAAATCTAAATCTTACATCAGCGGGTCTTTCAGGGTCGTATCCATCTTGTCTTTCAATATGGAAAGCATTGTAAGGAATAATGTTATAAACACCATATTTTTCAGAAATTTCCAATTTTAAAAAGAAATCTCCATACTTACACATATTACGAATCCATGGCCATAGGTTAAATTCTATATTCAATACATCATAAAATAGATTATAAAGGATTTTTTGAACATCCTCATCACTACTCTTAATTTGTAGTACCTCACCCATATCATTTTTCAAGGTACATTCATCCGCTATAATATCTAAAGCAGAGGCAATAATTGCATCTGTATCCATTGAATCATATTCGGAATATAGTTGTGGGCGTAATGTAGAGTAGTTGAATGAACTTTGGTACCCATAAATTGAGGTGTGAGAATTTGTCCATATACGATTAAATCTATCTACTACGGAATTTGTTGAATATTCTCCCGAAACTTGAATTTTGTTTACATCAACTACCTTTAGTTGAGCACCACCCTCATTGCGGATGATAACATCCGTTGAAAATAAACGTCTTAATCGTGTAAACAGTTTAGTATCTGCCATTTGTTATGTATTTTATATCAGCCAGGAGATATCTTCTTCTCCACCTGAATATGGGTTATTTATTTTATAGGGGTTTGAATTAGCCCCATTTGCTGAATACCCACCTGAGTATACAGTATTATTTGTATGTATGTTATTAAGCATACTTTTAGTCATTTCCATCCCATTTTGTCTACTTTTAAATGAAGACTCACGTAAAAAACAAGCCATAGCAAAAGGCATAATCAAGTCATCATTATAACTTGTTTGTGCTTCTGGGCGACCGTTTTTCCATATAAATACTTTCATTTCCTCCAATAGTCGGGAAGAATGGAAAATAACACCATTATCTCTAACAGCTTCTTGAAATTTCCCTATTGAAATAGGCCGTGTTGAGGAAGACATTGTAAAACCAGGTGTCATTTTGCTATAATCTATATATTGGTCAAAATAGGTATCTACTGTTAACGCATTACCTTTAGGTGAATGATACAAATTCTGATAACCCCTATCAAGGATAGTTTGAATAACTGCCCAACCTATGCTAGAGTTTTCTGGGGCTAATAAAGCATTATTATATTCTGTGGCTATTCCCACTAATAGGTTACCAAAATCTTTAGTTGGGATCTGTCCTCTATATTCACCTACTTGAGTAAAGGTTTCAATATCTATGATATGGAATGTAGAATAATCTTTACCATCTCCTCTTGCAACATCAGCTGTTATTAAATAACTTTTAGTATAATCAGCTGGTTCCCATATCCATAAATTTCTATCTATACCACGTTTCTCAAGTGGTTCTGTAACACAATTTGTAGAGTAGTAAGATATTTCTTCAGATAAAAATACTGTATCACCGGAGGTGGCAAAATCACAATCACACTCTTGTGCCGCTATTTTAGGACCTAAATCAGCATCTTGTTGGTTTCTCCATGATTGATCTCTTTCAGGATGAACATTCCATTTTAATTTTATAGGTAAAAAACTATTTTCTCCAATTTCTGCACTCACCCATGTTTGATGAAACCAGTTTCCTGTACCATAAGGAGTAGATAGAGCTATACAACCCCCACCCGTTGCAAGTGTTTGTTGAGCTGAGGCCCATATCTCACCAATATTATTAATGAAGGCTGCCTCATCTATTATAAGTAAAGAAACTGCTTCTGATCGACCTGCATCACTTGATGCTGAGGTGGCTTTTATTTGGGAGCCATTATTTAAACGAAGTGTTAATTTATTATCCTCTTGTGGTTTGTCTTTTTCTTTAAGCCAGGAAGGTAAATTATCATACATGAATTTTACCTTTGTAACCATGTTTTTGGCTGTTTCTTGCTTTGTTGCAATACAAAGTATGTTTTTGTCTTGATGAAACAACAACATCCATAAAGAATAACCTGCTGATAAAGTAGAAATACCTAATTGTCTAGATTTTAATACTATTGAGTAGGGGTTTTCTTGAAATAAAGTTAATACTTTTTCTTGAAATGGATATAAATTAAAAGGAATTCGACCACGTTTTGGGTGTTGTATAAAGCAATATTTTTTCATAAAATATGCTGGGGAAGCAGCACATCTAAGATATTCTTGTTGTATGGCTTTCTTTAAATCCTGACTCATGTTACTTGATTAGAATTAATAAAGTTAGAGCGGATATAGTACCGATTAAACCCCCACCCATCCATTTTAAACCACGTTTAAGATTAGTGTTTTTACGTGTTAAATCTTTTATATCACTTTCTAAATCACTTATAACTTCTTCATGTTTTATAACTATGTTTTGATATGTAGTGATTTGAGTGGTATAATTAATATTTTTATCCTCACATAAAGTAAGAATTTGTTGTTGATTTTTTATAATTTGTTCAAGTGTAATATTTTTTTGATGTACTTGCTGTAGTTCAGCAATTGCGGAATCGCCCCTAACTAAATCAATAGCAATGAGTTGGGCTGTGGTGTAATCAAAACAAATTTTACTTGTATCTTTTTGTGAAAAACTCACCCAATTGAGTAGGAGAAAGGGAAGTAATATTTTTAATTTTATTATCATAATATCTACGAACTTTATTTATTTGGGTGTCTATACTATCTAATTTTGTGTTTAGTATAACCACATTAATCTCATATTTTTTTATAGAATCATTTAAGGCAAGTTGTTCTAACTCATAGTTTTTAACTACTGTTTTTAAACTATCTATTTCTCGTTTTTGTTGAGAATAATCAGGTGGTAGGGTAGGATTAACTTTAACTATAAGTAAATAAAATATAACTAAAATTAATGCTACGCCACCTACCAAATGCCATAACTTTATTTGTAAGGTTTTAACCATATTATACCTCTCTACCAGCTGTTCTTTTCAAATCATCAAGCATGGATTTTGGTAATTTATATTCGTCTTTTGCTTTCTTTAAATATGCATCAACTACAGCTTTATTATCACTATATTTTTTGATAAATTTCAATCCAGTGTTGAATAGTTTCTTTTTATCCTCTGGAGTTGATCCTAGTTCTTTTGCTGTTTCATCGCTTTCTATTGATTTTGCTGCTTCTGCATCCTCATCATCCATAGGTTCTGCTTTAGGAGATAATGCTTTTTTAGCAGGTTTTTCTGCTTTAGGTTCTTCAGTTTTTTCTGTTGATTTTCTTCCACGTTTGCCTGGGGTAGATAGCCCCATAATTTTTTCTATAGCTTTAAGTGTTTGAGGAAAACCTAAACCAGGAGTATATTTTTCTTCTCCACCTTTTTCTTCTTCATCTTTTGCTAAAGCAGCTTTTAATTCAGGTGCTACTTTTTCTTGTGTTTTTTTATTTTTAACAAGTTTTGCAATTTGGTCTGCTGTTAAGCTATCATCTTGTTTCTGTAATCTTTTTACAGCAGTTTCAAGAGCTGATTCAATTGGGCCGGTAATTTTTGCAAATTCATTTAATTGCTCTTCTTCAATTGAATTATTATAGTTTTCATTCAACGCATAAGAAATTTCTTCACGTATGATTTCAAGTAAACGAGTTTTTTTCATTTTAATATTTTTTATTTATAAATATGATGGAAATATTGTTTGTTTAATTATTTCTATTCTTTCTTGAGTAGAACCTGATAGTTCAACATATCTTTTTATTTTATGATCATATTTTCTTAAAATATCTTTTATTGAAGAATCAATTTTATCTCTATATTCAGCATCATATGCTCTAACCCCATTATCCTCTAATTCAACACCTTTAGGGGATACATAAAATATGTAATCATAATCTCTGATTAAGTTTGATGCTAATATTTCATATTCTTCATATTTGTAGTATGGGATAGATTTTGCTGAGTGTGTGAATGCCATCACATCAATTATAGTTCTATCTGTAATGATTTTTTCTTGTAAAAGTTCACTAGCACGTTCCGCTAAAAATATTATTTGACCTTTTAGTGTAGAGTCTGTGTTGAGTGGAATACCTAAATCCCTTAAATATTTTGAACGTTCTGTTGCAAAATTATAATCTTTAAATTCGGGTAATTCCTTTAGGGCATTTACTAAAGTAGTTTTCCCTACACTAATTGTACCACATAATCCTATTTTCATTGTTGTTGTAATTTTTTATTATATTCTTCAGATTCTAACATTTCATTTAAAACTCCTTCAGCTACATAAATACCTTGGCTACCACTAACTGTTATACCTCTTGCACTTAAAGCATCTCCTACGAAATGTACGTTAGGGAAATCTATTAAACTAAGATCTTTATAATTTACTTTTACCTCTGGAGAGAGATATTTTACCTCTGGTATATATATTCCCCAATCATCTTCAAGTGTTGGGAATACTTTTTTCATATCATTAATAAATTCAACAATGTAATCAAAATACCCTTCAAATGCCCCACTTACCCCAAGCAATTGCATCCAATTAATTGGGGTTACTGTTACACCATTCCCCTCAGATGTAGTAGATGGTTTACGAGATGGGCTATAATATAAACCAGTACCCTCTAATTGTAATTTAC